CCATTTTCTTCTAATGCATATCTTCTATAAGTTGATGGTTTAATGTAAGACATAATAGTGAAGATACTTTCTTCTGTACCCATATAACCATCATTAAGAGTTGCTTGTAATGTGTTATAGTATTCACCATTAGCCATTCTTATACATTCTGAATGACCACCAAACAAACCACCTCGGCATACGTACTCTACTTTCTTTCTAGCAAATTTATTAATAGCATTATATTTAAAGCCATGAACTTCCTGATCTGCTTGATACGGGAAGGAGAGAAACAATAGCTCACTAGCCTCTGTAAGATTATGTAATTTATCTAAAACAGCGTCATCCCTTAAATGACCTTCAGGAACAGTATTGGTAATACCAGCGTCTAACCAATAGTAGTAATCATTATCCGACTCATCATTTATAGTAGCATCATGCAATAGGAACATTTTTGATTGTACTATTGGATTATACCACTCGAGCTTATATTGTGGAGAGTCTTCCAACCAACCAGCACGCTTGACCCACTCTTCTGATGTTCTAATCTCTTGAGTCTTATCCCAGAAAGGTTCATATATACGTTTAATCTCTTCAAGTTCACATACCTTCACTTGTGTATTACTTGAATCGCGATGTTGCCATACAAAGTCTTCTAAATATTCAGGAACGTAAACATACATCCGCTGTGGAATAGCTAATACTTTTGCAAATGCTTCAATATAAGTATCGAATGATCTGTTATGTCTATTAATATCCCATAGACCTGTTACTATAGTTGTATTCATTTTAAATTATACCAGTAATTGGATCACACCAGCCCTTTTTCTTGGAATTAGGCCACACTAACCATGAGTGTGGTTTATCTATTGTATCAAATTCACGCCATAATTTAATCCAATCATCTGTACCCTTTAATAAATCTGGTAACTCACTCTCGACAACGTCTTGTCTATGTAAATCATTACCATCTTTATCTTTAAATGCAAAAGCAAAGCAAGTATAGTCATTCTCCTTTAAGTGCTCTCTATAAACATTTACACAATATTTAAATGGGTGAGTAAATGATTGATTATACAATTTTTTATTTTTATATTCAGGGTTACTAGGATACTTTCTATCTAAAGTATATTGCTGAACTCCTTTATCACTAAATCTTATACCTGCATACCTTTCATACTCTTCTAATGTACGTTCAGTACCAAATCCATACTTGTAATTAAAGTCATTATTAAACTTCTCACCACCTATACCTAAAAGCTTTCGAACTCTTTCATAAGATACAGAATTATAGTCGTTATATGTAGTATCATCATCCCAATGCTTAGGATTATCCTTTCTACCATAGTGGTGCCATGCTAATGTCTTATGAGGGTGAAATAAATCATAACCATGTGTGAAAGCTCTTACAGCAAGTGTAATTTCTTCCCCATGAAAGTACATTTTAGGGTCATGTTGAACATTTTTACTAAAATCTCCATCTGCAAAGGCCCAGTGTGCAGAAAAGAACCTAGATGGTACAGGACCAGTTAATTTTTTATAGTCAGGTATGGTTTCTGGCATTGTATGTAGTGGACCGTCATGACCGAAGTAGTTATAGTATAATCTCCATGGTTCACTATCGATAGGCTTGCCCGTCTTGTCATCATAACCAGGTATGTAAGCTGTAATCAATGGTTTTTCATAACCATCTAGTTGCAACCCATAATACATGTTTTTTAACTCTGTATCCCAACCTTTTATAAATCTATGATGTGAGTCTAACTGTAATGTAAAGTCTTCACCATTATATTCTTGTTGAATCTTATGTCTAGCCCAGCATGCTCCCTTTGATTCACTTGCCTTATAGTCTAATATATTAACATTAAGGTTATCCTTATAATCATCAAGATCATCCCATTCATCTTTATCGTCATGCTGCCAACAAACACAAACACTTAAGTTTTCTGGTTCATCTGCTTTTGCAAACAAGTCCTTAAGCGTTCCTTTAAGTTGCGGATCTCTATATGCTGCCATTTGTACAAAGACAGTCTTTCCTGTTAGTGGATTGTGCATTATATATTACCTGTTATTTTTTCCAACCAACCTTTATCCTTACAACAAGGCCAAACAACCCAGTTGGTAGGATCACCTGTAACTTCCCCCTCTACCCATACCTTACAATAACCATCGTTATCACTTAGCATTTGAACAATCTCTAACCGTGTTGCATCACGTCTAAATACAGTATTATTCTCATCATCATGTAAAGCAATTGCCCAGAAGTCATAATCACCTTCTGGAAGATCACTAAATGCTATATCAATACAATGCTTAAACCTCTTACACCACCTATCATTAGAATCATTTGGTGGTAATTTATTTTCTAAAGTGTCAATTTGTACCTTTCTATCCTCAAACCTTATACCAGCATATGCTTCCCAATCAGCTATAGTACGTTCAGTACCTAAACCATACTGACCCTCTCTAATTTCTTTTGAACTTTCACCATCTATACCAAGTAACTGCCTCATACTACTATATGTATAAAGATTATGCTCACCCCACTTACTGTATGTATCCCAATGTTTATCAGGTCTATAATCCCTACTAAACTCATGATAAGCAACTACCTTATGTGGGTGAAATAAATCATAACCATGCGTATATGCTCTTACTGTAATAGAAATCTCTTCATCGTGAAAGTAGTATTCAGGATCATGTTGAACTTCTTCACAAAATAAACCTAAAGTGAAGCAGAAATGTGCAGAGTAAAATCTTGCAGGTACAGGTGTTCTTCTTGTTTTCCAGTCTGGTATAGTAGATGGAGTAAAGAATACAACACCATCAGGAGTAAATCTATCAAATGCCATTAACCATGGATCTTGACCCCACTCCTCTTTTGTTTGTGATGGGTGGTAAGAAGTAATATAACCTGTAAGTAGAGGTTTCTCATACCCCTGTAGTTGTAGTTGAAGTACCTCATTTTTAAGTTCAGTATCCCAGCCCTCAACAAATCTATGATGTGAGTCAAGTTGTAATGTAAAGTCTTCAAATAGGTATTCTTGTTGTATTAAGTTTCTTGCCCAACATACACCTTTAGAGTCTTCTGATCTTACATCAATAATTTTAACTCGCTTATCAGTTTGATACTTATCTAGATTATCCCATTCATCTTCTTCGCTATGTTGCCAACAAATACATACTCTTAAATTATCTGGCTCATCTGCTTTATCAAATAAGTCATCCAATGTTGGTAGCAACTCACTATCGCGGAATGCTGCTATTTGTACAAATATCTTCTTACCAGTGTAAGGATTCATGAACTTATTTATATGTGAACTTTTTTATTGCAACCAGTTGACTTATATCACTATTATGTTATAATATCGATATGAGTGATACAAAAGATATTAGCGCTATAGTCGATACAGTGGGCCGTACCGTAATTGGTATTGTTACAGAAGAAACTAAAACTACTGTTACTATTAATAACCCAGTTATTGTTTCTGTGCAACCTGACCCTCAAAATGGTCAGCTTCAGGTTCAAACCTTCCCTTACCTCTTCATGGAGTTCATCGATGGGGATAAGACCAAAAATGAATGGACTTTTACAAAGAGTGCTATTGCAACCTCTACTGTTAAGTTGAATACCCAGATTACTAACCAGTATCATGCAATCAACAACCCTGAAAAAGCAGGTATTAAAGCAGATGAAGAACCGGAAGTAATTCAACTATTCGGAGCTGATGGTGAAGAGACTGAGTAATAAGATAAACATTTAAAAGAGTTAAGAGTCAAGTGGTTTACCACTTGACTTTTTTCTTTGGTATGATATAATAGGTATATGAGTTCAAAATACGGTAACAAAGAGATTGATAGCGCCCTTGATTCAATTGATAAGATCAATCCATTTGCAACGTATCTAGAAGACAGTACTTTAAGTCGTGTAGGAGGGTGGATTGATACTGGTAGTTATGTTCTTAATGCTATTGTATCTGGTTCTATTCATGGTGGTATTCCTAAAGGTCGTGTAACAATGATGGGTGGTGAGTCAATGACTGGTAAGACATTATTTGTTCTAAAGATTCTAGCTAAT